GTAATCTAGGACTGTTACACCTCCAATGTCATACATGAGGTGTGGACGACCTGCCATGTAGATCTCTTCGTGGGTAACCAGTCCCCATGGTGATAGTTTCTTACATGCTTTGTCACCAAGCACCCTTGTAATTCTTTTTGCAAGGTATGGTATGTCATATAACTGACAGTTCCACCCTGTCACAACCTCTGGAGGTGTGCTAGACCAGTAATTTATAAAGTGTGTGAGTAAATCATACTCATCATTACACTGTACATACTTGACCATCTTGTCTTGTGTCCTGTAAGGACCTACACCAAAGGTCAAAATACGTTTAGTATTATAATCTTGTAGTGAAATGAGTAACATCTCCTCATCACATTTCTCTACAGTAGGGAACCCACCCTCAGACTTGACCTCGATATCAATAGTCACAAGATTCATTTTCTTGAGATCAAATTTTATCTCATTCTCTGGGTATCTGTCAGAAATATACTGATATATGTACCTGTTGTTGCCATATATCTCAAAGTTTTCTACGTTGTCATGACTTCTAATAAACTCTCTAGTCTCTCGCACTGTACCAGGTTGTATGCTCTGAACATATTTGCCATCTAGTGTCCTATACTTTGTTTTTTTCTTGCTAGGAACGAACATCGTGGGTTGAAAAGACTCCCTCGTTGTAAAACTCTTACCACCTTCATATCCACGGACGAGAAAATCGTTCCCGACCATCTGGACGTTAGTATAATATCTCATGTAGATATCTTAGCACGTCTCTCTCGAAATAACCTAGGAAAATTTAGATACATCTCATAAATTTCATCTTTACTCATGTATGGTGGTGGCATGTCAAGAAAAGATCCTTGATCATCATTGACCATTTCCACTATCAGATCCTCATCTATAAACCCTGCTTCTACACACATATCTCTCATTGGAGTTCCATGATACGGTGTAAAAATAAAAGCATTTATATCATCACTATCAATTTGTGCTGCAAAATCTACAGACTTCCAGCAATTTTCTAGAGTTTCATAGGGATATCCCATTATAAAATTACAAGTAGTACTAAGACCTGCTTCTCTTGCTATACGAAATGCTTCTATGGCACGTTCATTCTCATAAACTCTTCCTACAATATCTTTACGGAATTGTGGGTCACCATGCTCAACACCCATATTCAATTTTATACACCCCAATTCTTTGAGTGTTCTCGCTTGATGTGGAGTAAGTAATTCTGGTCTTGTTTGTGTAAAAAATGGTAGTTTATATTTACTGTACATAGTTGCCCACTTATCGAACTCTTTCTTTGACATAGTGAGAAAAGTATCAGTGACAATCCATAAGAATTCTATTTGAATTGTGTCTAGCAAATGTTTTATCTCTTCCTCTTGATGCTCTACAGTTCTTTTTCTAAAGAATAAACTATCAGTCTCACCTTTATACAGTGCTGCATTAGATGGAGAGTTACAAAATTTACATTTGAATGGGCAACCTCTCTGAGTTTCAACTGTGCCTATCTTTATAATTTCTCCTTGAAAAGGTCTATACAATGATCTTTTGTCAAATATCAAATGATCTGTAGGTGGTAATGTATTGACATCAAGTGCAGGTCTCATTGGATTTGGATGCACGTTGGCAAGATGGTGTCCAGTCTTACCTTCACTTATAAGATCCATCAACTCTGGTATCACCTCATCACCTTCACCTCTACAAATATAATCACATTTACCCTCAAATGCTTTTGGATAATATGTGGCAAAGACACCACCACATACACTAATAAATTTTCTATCAGTTACATGTGACATAAATTTTTCCCAAAGGAAAAATGTATCCTCTACTACTGATGATATAATAACATCTGGTTTGAAATCTAATACTTTATTTCTCCATGCCACGTACATATTTTCTGATTCTAATTTGAAAAAATCAGGATCATCTATATCATCTCTCTTCCACTCATATTTTGGTAACATGCCTTGTTCTGATCTCTTCTTATCTCTATCAGATAGGGCATGAGCATTCTCAGAATCTAAAGGATACCATGTGGCATCAAATAATTTTATGTTATGATAACCTGCTCTCTTCAGACACGCTGTTATAATAGCAACACCACCAGGTGGTGTTACTCTCATGTGCTGGTTAGGATATAACCATAATATTCTAAGATTTTTCTGAGACATTCTTAGCAGTCAATGCCTGATAGTTATCTAGGTGCTGCTTATCAGGATCCAATATAGTTAGAAAACTTTCCGAGGATACCATTATCTCACGTTGACTAGAGAATGAAGGCCATGATTCTAGGTAATCCCCTTTCAACTCAAATGGTTCTATAAGTTTGCAGTCAGGTTCACCTGGTACTGACGCTGCAACCTCCTCTACTCTAGCAACAAGGACTAGATCTTTTTTGAATATTATAAGTTTGATCATAAAGAAAGACTTCTTGACTTTAAGTCTACCACAACTGTACGTACTTTGTCAATGTAACCTTGATTTCGTAATTCTTTGAACACCATGTTCTCGAAACCGTACTCCCCATATTTCTGTAAAGAAACTGACCTACTATCTCTTAGTTTTTTTACCAGTTCTTTCAACCCATCCGCATTTCTATTTTTGATGAGTGCATCTATCTTGGTTTTGAAGTTGTTTACTTTCTTTTCTATCTCCTTTTCTTCAACTTCACCCTCTATTCTTTCTGGTTCTTGTATCCATGTTTTTTTCATGAGACTATACACGCCTTGACTCTTCTTACGTGTGACCTTTGGTCTCTCAATATATGGTTCTGCTTTGACACCATAGATTGTGACATTGTGAGTCAATTCCCATAGGGTTTTCTTGTCCATATAATACTGGTCAAGTAAATCTGGATTACAATCAGGTATAAACTTTGGATCTACAACTATATGTACATCTAGATCAGAGTATTGTGTGTAATTATACCCTGCGTTACCACCAAGTAAAAGAACATCCACGATTGCTCTATCATCTAGATCAACATAAGCAGCGAATGCTTCTGCAAAATTCATCAATGCCTCATTCACCTCAGGCTTGAGAGAATCCCCAACCCAAAACATTGGATTGAGGATTTCTGTGAACTTAAGAGTCAGTGACTCTCTAAGGTCTTTGGGTTTGATGTGTCTTCGGACTCTTGAATACATGTATGTATTTAGAGCCAATCTTTTCGCTGCTGTGCCTTTGGTATAACCTTCTCAATGTCTATGAGTAATAGACCATCCTCAAATCTAACATTCTTGACAACAAGTTCTTCTGGTAATGACCATGCACGAGTAAATGCTCGTTGTGCTAGTCCTCTGTGCATGTACTCATGCTCTACTCCATCATCCTTCTTGCCCTCTATCACAAGTTGTCCTTCTTGTGTATAGACTTTTAGATTTTCTTTCTTGAATCCTGCTGCTGCTACCTCGACCCTATACTCATGATTCGATAACTTTATCGTATTATAAGGTGGGTAGTTTTGTATTGGTGTGTCGAATTTAGTTTGCCATTCGTCAAAACCAATCATGTTACGTCTAATCTTTTGAAGATAATCGTAAGTATCTCCGACAGACAGTGTAACACTGCCATCTGTTCCAAACATGGTGACCTCCTTGAGCGTCTAATTGTAATGTCCCCGTAGGCGACACTACTAATTATAAAAGTTTGCAATAAAATAGGGGGGTGGTGAACCCCCCAACTACACTGTGGTTTTCCTCCTATTCAAGTAGTGTTCTACACTCTGTGTGACATGATTTATCATTGACATCACACATGGTTATACATTCAAAATAATCATCGACTGGATCACTTTCTTCTGTCCATGATCTCAAATTATTGAATGATACAAGATTATGCATAGGCAATTGTCTCCGAATGAACACAAAATTATTTAGATCACTATACTGTCTTTTTCTTACCAATGTTATATTTTGTTTCAAGAGACCAGTTTGATTTTTCTTTATATGATATCACCTTTATTTGATTCAATGGTGCTATGTCAAGTGATTCATCTATCACAGTTGTAACTAAACCCCAATCAGATAGAAGTTGTATAATTCTATTTCTTCTTTGCACATCGTTTACACTAAGATTTGCTTTCTTTCCATCGAGAGCAAACAATTCTTTGAAGTGGACGATATAATACTTTCCTTGTTTATGAAGTATGTGACAGGACTGATATAATTTTTTTTCTTTTCTAGATGCTACACCAATTCTTGTGAGAGTTTCTCTAACCTTCAAAAAATCATCTGGTTCAGACAATAATATTTCTATCATCTTGTCTGGAGTCCAATGATATTCTGGTTCCACGCTGTTCATTTCAATCCACCAACTTCAAGTTTGTTTTGTATAAATCTAATTTGTTGTTTGGATAGAAGTGGGAGAACTTGTTTCGCCTTTTCATTACTGTAACCATAGTATGACTTGATAGACTCAAGGTTCTTCAACTCTTCTTTCCTAATCCAAGGTGCAAACCTCTTCTTAGATCTGAGAGTATTTAGATAAAAGTCATATTGCAACTGCTTATCGAGGTCTATGTGCATGTTCATCTCATTGACATACATGATACAGTCGAGGTGACCTGACAGACATCTATTAATAATATATGGTGGATATTTCTTGATGCAGTCTGGATCTTCCTCTACCAAGTTCTTCTTGGTGCTGTTGATAGAATTCAACCAATCCTTTAGTTCAACGGTCAAAGATCCTCTCCTTCATCTCAGGTGTCCACTTATCATAATAACCTGTTTTGTGTAACTCTGCTCTTTTTTCTAACAAATCTTTTCTATCTTGTACTATTATAGCAGTCACACCACTGTTGATTATCTCTCCACCCACCATTTCTATTGTATCTGGATGCTCATCATAAAAAATATAGTCAGGATATTCATTTGCCAACCATGTTACAACACTCTTCAACTTGTCGGCATCAGGTAGTAGTGGGTATTCATAGTAAAATATTTTTACTTGTGATCCAACTATATTTTTTATAGTATCTCTTAGCGTATCATAGTTTACAAACTTCTTTATTTCTACATTACCATCTAACCATGCTTTCTTAGCATGTGGGCATGGTGGCAAACCATTGAAAACCGCATTTGGTTTACT